TACGGGCACCGCTGGGCTAGGCACGGTGACAGGCACTTCGACTGCCTCCCTTGCCCTCTCAGGGGCCGTTGCCGGTGCCCATGGGGTAGCCGGGGCCAGCGCAGGCACGATGGCTCTGGGTGGCCTTGCTACTGGAAAACATGGCGTCGCAGGAACGTCCTCGGCGACCTTCGTGCTGATCGGTTCTGCCGGCGGCACCGTCATTCCAGTTACCAGCGGAACGAGTTCTGCTACCATATCAATCAACGGTTCTGCACTGGGCAAGCAGGGGGTGGCTGGAACTTCCCTGGCCCAGGTCACTATGACTGGTTCCGCTGTGGGCGTGTTCAAGACGCCGATCACAGGAACGTCAGTCACACAGGTTCCCCCCATAACGGGTGATATCCAAGGCCATGTCACTCTGATGTATATCTACAACACTCACTACTGTGTCACTCCTGATGGGCGTGATTTCTCAGTTGTGAGTGTCGCCCGTAATTTCGTTGTAATCAGTGATCCGCGCAGTTTCTCAATAACCGGAACTTCCAGGCAGTTTGTCGTAACCCCAACCAAGCGAATTTGGAGTGTATGATGTTGACCTTCCCGATCAAACGCACCGGGGAGACCCTCCCCATCAGTTTTGACTTCTCCACCGAACTGGCGGATGGGGAGAATCTCACTTCCTGCAATGTTGTTTCCACGACGTTTGCAGGGACTGACCCTACTCCGGCTGCGGTTATTCAGGGCGGGGCCAGCGTAGCACTTCAGCCTTACGCTATCCAGAAGGTGACTGGCGGCCTGGACGAAACGTCCTACCTTCTGACGGCCACCGGCGTCACCGACGCACTGAACACCTACATCATTCCGGCCATCTTGCCCGTTTCCAACAGGCTCACGTAGGAGGTCATATGAAATTCCGCCTGGGGAGCATCCATGAACTGCGGCACGATCTGTTCGAAATATTGATTTCTGCCGCAGCCGCCGCGATCATCTATTTCATGTTCGCGGCTAACACCTACGTCCTTCGCATCTACCATGCGGTCATGCAGCAGAACGAGCTGATACTCATTCAGAACGACATACTTAATCAGAATAAGCGACTGCTCGAGCACAACGAGCGCATGTTGATGGAACACGATGAACGGAGAAGGTGATGGCCTTTGACGCCCAAATGGCGATATTCGTTACTGGCTCCGGATTGGTGGGCTGGCTGGCGAATGCTCTTGTAGCGAGGATTACCAAGGACACTGATGGTAGCGTGATAGACCTTCGGGTGGAGCTAAAGGCCATCAAAGAATCTGTGCAGAAGGTAGAAGTAACCTTGGAAGGGATGCGCAACGGCTTCGTGACACGAGACAAGTTGGACGATACAGTCAATGCCTTGGAACGTCGGCACCAACGAGACATAGACGAGGCCTACGCCAAGTTGGAGCAGCACGAACGGGATTACCACCATCGACGCTAAACCATTGGCCCCAGTGCAAATAAGGCTATGCACTTGGGGCCAAAGGTTTATTCAAGCTTCTTGTGGGGCAGGGTTTATAGACGCAAACTGGAGATACAAGTCTCTACGTAGGCTTTGGGGCAAGAAAGGTTGTCTTCGCACTGTTCGCACATGATCTGGATGGCTCTGGTGTTGATGTGCGGAGCCAACACTTCAGGGGGCAGTGCATTCAACAGTTTGAGCATCTCGGACATCTGCTGTTCAAGTTCTTTGTTACGCTGGCTGAGACAATCGTTGACACGCTGCTCAGCCAGAAGTGCCGCCACCATTTCCCCATGGTTCATTTACTGCTCCAGTAGTTTATTCACCAGCCGCTTGATCTCCAACAGATCTTCCCCACTGTCCCACCTGACCATGTTTATCATGATCTGTTCTTCAACGAAGTCGAGGTTGTTGGCGACACAAAATTCTCCGGCCAACGCAAGGGCCGAAATGACGTCCGGCTGGTTCTCCTTCATGGAGCAGCACCGGTGAACCAAGTATTCCTGGTAGAGCTTGTCCAGGTAATGCGCGGCCTTCTGCAGATCCTGCTTGCCGTTCTTCTTGCGCCAGCGGCTCACATACTTCGTGATGCAGCCTTCCAGGTAGCACCCGCACAGAGCTTGTGACACGAAGTCCCAGTGCTGTAGCGAGCTCTTGTAGTGATCCCCTCCCACCTGCACTTCGTTTGCGTTCATCGGGTAGCCTCACACCAAAGACTGCACACGGCAGCGACAACCACCGTCTCAGTTCCAATTGGATTGCGTTCGTTGACGTAGCTCATGAACTTCTCGTAGATGGGTGTGATGCCAGTGTTGCCGAGCTTGCGCTCGGTGCAGCAGAACATGGCTCCATCAAGGGCGTCGGCGATCTTCAGGGTGCGCTTCTCACCTTCTGAAAGTTCCGCCGGAAACCACAGTTCTCCGAGCAGCCTTTCCTCTTCGGCAGACACTACCTTTCCGATGTCCATCTTGCGCTTGGCCGGAGCGGGCATGTCGCCCAGAACATGCTCGGCCAAGTCGTGATGCAGTGCCTCACGAAGAAGGTCGGCAGAGGCATTCCCTTCCGTGAGTTCCAGCACCAGCATGGCAACACCGAAGCTGTGATGAGCCACCGTGTTTTCTTGCAGAGTTCGCATCGTATGGAACCGCTTGGTCGCCATGCCGTTGCAGATGAAGCGGATGCGATCGTAGATGATTCTCACTTGATCTCCTTCATTTCCCTGCGGATGATCCAGGCCATGCAGGTAAGCCGCCAGTCATCAGCCGTTATTTCTGAAGCTGCGCTGAGCCCACTGCCAGTCTTGCCTTTACGTTCATTATACGCCCGGTACATGGGCCGCGCAACCTCGTTGATGAACCGATTATTGCTCGTGTGCAGGGGATATTCCATGAACTCAATAATGTCCCTGTCCAACTGCTCCGGATCATCATGTTCCCCGCACAGAGGCATGGGGGTGATGCCGGTGCGGTAGAGGTCGTTCTCGTTGGCAGACTTGGCCCTCGCGAGCATTTCATCCACCGGAACGACACTGGTGTAGATGTGGAAGTTGTTGCTGACTTGATTGTATTCCCCGATGTCGACGCCCAGCCGCGCAGCCATGTATTCCTGAAGGAAGGACATGTGGACTGCGTTCGCCCCGTAGGCTCCCCACAGGATGTCATTGCTGCGACAGCACACCGTCATGTCCAGTGCGCTCTTGTTGACGCGGAAGTAGATGTGAGTATTGCAGGGAATGTCCTTACTTCCTGCGTGGGCGCGGAGCAAGTCATCAGTTCCATCCCACATGGCGAGGACAGCCCTGCGGGAACCAGGGTCACGCCGCAGTTCGTAGAGGATGGCCTCCAGTTGGTCATACTGGAAGTAGTTCCGCCACCTGAACCCGTAGGCCCCCGGCACCGTGATGCCATCGTCACTGTATTCTCCGAACCGACTGTTGAACAGTCTGGGGAACTCCAGATCCTGTCGCCCCGCCAGCATCCACATGGCTTCCATGAGATGGAAGAACGGGTTGGCGTCCCGAATGGGGCAGAACAACACCCGCTCCTGAGACTTCTTGTAGACGGTCGTGACCGGCGTGTCCATTGCCAGCACGTATCCATTCCGAGACAGCTCCAGACTGCCGTCGGTGTGCAGGCGCCGAAGACCTTCCGCCAGCGCCTCGTTGACGTTCTTCGCGTGTATGACGCGCATTATCCCCTCCCAGGGTAGGTGGACCGCGGACGTCCTTCACCCAGACGAGTGCGCTCATACTTGTCGAACTCGCACAGGCAGTTCTGGAGATCCTGGGCGTGGACGGCGGGCATGGTGTCGCCGATCTTGGCGTTCACCCACTTGTGCAGTTCGCGAAGCGTCTCCGCCCACGCGGTTTCCTTCCAGGGCTTCTCGGTATCCCAGCCCATGACCCGGTTCAGGCCGCGCCGACTGCCCGGCCCGCTAGAGGCCCAGGTCCACCAGTCGTCGGCTCTCTTGAGAGGGTTGACATACTTGATGTCGGCCACCACCTGCGCCGAGAGGAAGCTGCCCATGCCGACATGCTGGCTGAGACGCGCAGCGAACGAGGCAAGGTTGTCTTCCAACTTGGGGCGGATCTTGGCGCGGGCGTCCCACAGTGGACTGAGGACGGTGGTGGCTAGGTATTCCGCCTTGTCCATCTTGTTGCCGTTGGTGGACACGATGTAGGCTCCGCTGAAGGTTTTCAGCCCAGCATTCTTCCTCCGGTGCATGACCTCCACGAACATGTCAGGATCCCAGTTGTCCAGGATGTCGTGCTCGACGTCCATCTCCTCCATGGTGTCCGGCCAGTTGACCAGCCGGCTCAGAGCCATGGCGAACCACAGGTCGGGATGGCCGAAGAATGGACCGCGCCAGTTCTCTGCGATCCACATGGTGACGGTGTCCAGCTCTCTGTAGACGTTGCAGAACCGATAGGACAGCATGATCTCATCCTTGGTCCAGGGGCGGGGCAGTCCTTGAGAGCGCTTGGTATAGATGCTATGGCGCTCTTTCATCCAGGCGACGATCTGGTTCACTTGCATACGAGCTCCTTCAGGCGGGCGTATTCGTTAACTACGGCGGTTCTAAGAAGGCCGACATGGCTAGTGCTGGCCCACTGCGCCCGCTGTTCAGCCGCTATGTCTGCGGCCCTCGACAGCAGGTCTGGCAGTGTATCTGGGGTGCAGGTGTAGGCCCCCACGTTGTAACCGGCCCGAGCCAGCATGGGCACCGCCTCCGGTTGGAAGACCATGGCCTGACCAACGGAAAGCATCTCGTAGAACCGGGTGGCGGGGGAGGTGAACTGCTTGTGCGAAGTGTCGTCTTCCAGATACAGCCCCATCGCGTAGTAGCTGAGCCGCTCGTAGAAGTCACTACGCTTGAACGCTTGGATGACGTCGGTGTTTTCCCCATAGCGCGTCATGCTCTTGCTGAACGAACTGATCGTAATGGGCACCTTCGGGTTCAGGAAAAACTTGTCAAAATACTGCCGACGATGCTCACGGTCGGCACCGTAGTAGAATACGTCTTGGATGCGCGGGCGGGTCAGGTTGGGGTGACCATCCTCGTGATGCTCGTAGGCCATGCTGTTCCAGTTGAGGTAAGCACTGGCATCCGTGGAAGCCGCCAGTTTCCCCATGGTAGTCCAGTAGTCCACCGGCGTCATTCCCTCCATCTTCCGATAGCGGAAGGCATAGCGGAACGGGCTCTCGGCCCCACCCTCGTCCTTGGGCGGTTTGATGGTGTAGTCATTCTGCACCCAGATGACACGCTTGGCCTTCTTGACAGCCTCCCCCACTTGGGGAAGGACTTTGCAGTAGAGGAACACGCCCGCCACCAGGAACAGGATATCGGGTTCCACATCAGCAATGCGGCCATCACAGATCAAGGGCAAATCTAACGCGTCCGAAAGAAAGGACGCGGTTCTTGCATTTGCCAGTGATCCGTCGGGGGTGGGGGGGTTAAAAGAGAATACGACGTTGTTCATCTGACTTCCTTATAAGGCTCGCGCCAGGAAGCCTCACTTCCTGGCGCGATGTGCCGGTTGGGTGCTAGTAGAGCTCGATCAGGCCGTTCTCGAGGGCGAAGTA